AAATTATTTTTTATCCGCTAACTGGTTTTTAGATGATGTAAAAGAAAAAAATGAAGATAAGTTTAATTTTACTCAGATAGACTATAGACTCAAAAATACTTTTCCTTATAAAGCTAAATTTTTATGTTTAAATAGAATAACTAGAGCTCATAGATTATATTTTTTTTATAGGTTAAATCAGTTACCGGATTTATATTACAATACTTTAATTTCGTTAGCTACTAAAAGTCATGGAAATGGATTAGACTTTACTATGTTTGACCCAGTAGAAGAGCATACATTACCTCATGAAAGGTTATTGAAAGATCCAAAAGAAAGTTTAAAAGTATATAATTTTTTTAAAAATCGTAAATTTAATATTTTTTTAGACGATTATGATAAAAATATAAATTTAGCTAGTAATGTACCTTACGACTTATTTAATACTACTTTTATATCTATTATTACTGAAACTGATGTTAGTGCTGGAAAAGTTTTTATTTCAGAAAAAATAGCAAAAGGTTTTTATTCTAAACAGCCTTTTATTTTATTAGGTAATCCATCTACTTTAGTATATTTAAAAAAATTAGGATTTAAAACTTTTAGCAAATGGATTGATGAAAGTTATGATCAAGAGTATGATTTCAAAAAAAGAATAAATAAGATAATTAAACTTATGAATGATTTGAATAAGTATTCTGATAAAGAATTATTTGATATGAGAAATGAAATGTCCAAAGTATTAGAACATAACCATAATAAGATTATTCAGTATAATGACATGAATAGGGTATTCAAAAAAGTAAATATTTATAAGAAAGAAGACGATAAACAAGTTGTAAAATTAGTATAAGTTTTGAAGTTTAATAGGTTAATAACTTTTGGTGACAGTTCAACATACGGTCATGGATTACCAGACTGTTTTATTCCTCCATATAATGCTGGCGATTATCCTAGTGAGTTAGGTTGGGTAAATATACTCGCTGATAAATTAAATATAGATAAAATAGTTAATTTAGCAAGACCAGGAGCTTCTAATAGATTTATACTACATAGAATAATTAACTTTAATGATTTTAAAAAAGATGATTTAGTTATAATCCAATTTGCTCATTTAACTAGAGATTTTTATTTTAAAAATGACAGCAAAATAGAATTTGTAGGCAGTTGGAATTTAGATCCAGATTTAGATTTAGATGTTAATTGGAAGTATTTTTTAGGTAGAGAAGAATTAGAATATACTTTTAGATCATATGAATATATTCTATCCTGTATAAATTTTATGAAACTCAAAGAAAGCACTTTTCACTGTATGTCAGTTGAACCTATTGATAATTTTACTAAATTTATAGATAATACTAATGTTGAAGATACTATAGTAGGTTTAGGAAATTACAAATTTACGTCTGCGCTTATTAAAAATACTTTTGAAGATATTAAAAAATATTTTACTTTAAAAGATTGCCATCAGGAAACTAATCATTTTTTGAACATACATAAAGATTATGCTTTAGATGGTACTCATTGGGGTGAAAAAACCCACAATTTTTGTGCAGAAAAAATACAATATTATTTAGAAAAAAACGATTAATAAAATGAAAATAGGATTTATAGGAGTAGGTAAGTTAGGTCAGTATGCTGCTGAAGTTATGGCTGAAAAACATAACGTTATAGGTTATGATATTAATGAAGTTAAACCTTCTAACTTCAATATGGTTAGTTCTATAGAAGAAGTTTGTAAAGATAGAGAATTAATTTTCATTGCTGTACCAACACCTCATGACCCTAAATATGATGGTCGTTATCCAACATCTCATTTAGATAATAAAGATTTTGATTATTCTATAGTTAAAGAAGTATTAAGCGAAGTAGATAAACATACTAATAAAGATCAATTAGTAATTTTAATCTCAACCGTACTACCAGGGACTATTAGAAGAGAATTTATACCTTTGTGTAATAATTTCAGATTTATTTATAATCCTTATTTAATAGCAATGGGAACTGTAAAATGGGATATGGTTAATCCTGAAATGGTAATAATAGGTACTGAAGATGGTTCTATGACCGGTGATGCAAAATTATTATTAGATTTCTATTATACTTTTATAAAAGAAGGAACTAGATATGAAGTAGGAACTTGGGATGAAGCAGAAGGAATAAAAATATTTTATAATACTTTTATCTCTACTAAAGTAGCATTAGTAAATATGATACAAGATGTAGCAGAAAAAAACGGTAATATGAATGCTGATATAGTAGCAGGAGCTTTAGCAAGATCTACTCAACGTATTATGGGACCTGCATATATGAAACCAGGTATGGGAGATGGAGGAGGATGTCATCCAAGAGATAATATTGCTTTAAGATATATGGCAGAAAAATTAGACTTAGGATATGATTTATTCGATGCTATTATGCTTGCTAGAGAAGTTCAAGCGAAAAATTTATCTACTAGATTAGTAATAGAAAGTCAAAAAGATGATTTACCTATAGTAATATTAGGTAAAGCTTTTAAACCTGATGTAGATTATATTGACGGTTCTTCTTCTATACTAACAGGTAAGTACTGTGAGAGGTTTGGCAGTAAGTTTGAAGTTATATATGACCCAGAAAAACCTATTAAAGCTGTTTACTTATTAGCTCATATGGGTAAGTTTCATGATTACGACTTTCCGGAAGGTTCAGTAGTAGTAGATCCTTGGAGAGAATATAAAACTGATAAAAATATTAAAGTAATACATTACGGTAATACAAGAAAATGAAAGCTATAATTATATCAGGCTTTTTATTTGATCTTTCAGATAATATAAATCCTTTTTTAGATAAAGATACAGACCTTTATATTCATACTTGGAATAGCTCTGAAAATTTAAGATGGATTAATAAAGCAAGAAGATTAAAAAAATATGTAAATAATTTTGAAATTCATATAGAAGATAAAAAATTTGATAATAAATTATTTTCTTATATCTATTCAACTTATAAAGTCGTTAATAATATAAAAGATATAGATCAATATGAATATATTATTAAATTTAAACCTAACTTAGATGCAATTAGAATAAAATATAGATTATGCTTACAAGAAAGTTTTAATAAAGCAAAAGTTCAAACTAGACCTTTATTATCAGATAAAAATATAGATGATTGTTTTTTTGGTAGCATTTATTATAAAACTTTAGACGAAAGATTATTTACCGGCTTTCCTAAAAGTTTTAGAAAAGTATTTATAATGCCTGAAAATGAATTTATAAATAAGTCAATAAAATTAAATAATAAATTATTAGAAAAATATAAAGATTACGAAGGTAGTATATTTTGGACTGAATTAATAGAATCATCAGGAGTTGAAATAATACAAGATTTAAACTTAAAAATACCTAATAATAAAAATTTTAATAATAAAGTTGGATATTAGCAATATTTATCTTATATTATATTAAAGTAAATTAATTAGTCATGGCGAAAGCAAAAAAGATTACGAAAAAAGAATTAGAAAGTCTACAGAAAATTAAAACTGAAGTTGCAGCTGTAAGAGAAAGAGCAGGTGATTTATACCTTCAGGAAAAGCAAGTTGAAGATGCTAAAAGAAGATTAGATAGTAAATTAGCTTCTATCAAAAAAGAAGAGCTAGATATTAGTATTGAATTGCAAAAAAAGTACGGCGAAGTTAATATTGATTTAGAGACAGGAGCCATAAGTTAGTAAAGATTTTCACAATGGGTTTTTTTAAAGGAGGTTTTGTAATCTCCTTTCCTATTTATATAAAACGAAAACCATACTTATTAAAATTTTATAAGGCCCGGTTTCGATAATACTAAGATATTTATTATAGAACTCATTAATTAATAGAAAGAAACATGGCAGAAACATTAATCTCCCCAGGTGTATTAGCGAGAGAAAATGATATTTCATTTATAGCACCTGCTCCTGTCGAAGCTGGCGCTGCTTTTATTGGACCGACAGTATTAGGACCGGTAGAAGAACCTACTGTTGTAACATCATACGGTCAGTATCAGAGAGTATTTGGTACAACATTTGAATCCGGTTCAAATAAATATGAATTTATGACTTCTCTTGCTGTCAAATCATATTTTAATCAAGGCGGAAACTCAGCACTTATTACTAGAGTAGTATCTGGCTCATTTACTAGAGCATCAAGTACTCACGTAACAGCATCAGCAGTTTCAGCTAAACCATTTGCATTAGAGACTTTAGGTAAAGGATTTATCTATAACGGAGCTCTATCAGCTGATCCAGCAGACATATCACTTAATAGTGATGGTTCATTATCTAGTGGATCTGCAGACAATATCAGATGGGAAATTTCTAACGTTGATAATTCAGCAGGTACTTTTTCTTTGATTGTAAGAAGAGGAGATGACAGTACAAAGAATAAAATTATCCTTGAAACATTCAACGATTTATCATTAGATCCAAACTCAGGAAACTATATCGAAAAAGTAGTAGGAAATCAGTACAATTCTAAAACTACTGATGGAGATGGATCAATTTATATTAAGACAGTTGGTGAATACGTAAACAGATCTAAATATGTTAGAGTATCTGCCGTAAATACTCCAACTTTAAATTATCTAGGTACAGACGGAGTTTCTGTAAATGTAGATTCTAATGATGTTAGCTACTCAGGTTCATTACCAACAGCTGGTCAATCAGGATCATTCTTCGGAGCTACTGGAAAGAATTACCCAGATAATAGAAAAGCATTATATTTTGAAGATATTTCAAATACCGATTCTCAAGGATTAGTAGGAGCAAATTATGCTGATTCAATTTCAATCTTAGGAAACAAAGATGAATATGTATTCAACATTATATCTGCACCAGGTCTAATCTACGATTACGGTACTCATAAAACTCAATTAGATTCAATCATATCTTTAGCAGAGACTAGAGGAGATTGTATCTCAGTAGTAGACTTAGAGCAATATGGAGCTACAGTATCAAACGTAGTAGCAGCTGCTTCAACAGTAAACAGTTCATATGCTGCAGGATATTGGCCATGGCTACAAACTGCTTCTTCTACTGGTAAAAATGTATGGATACCTGCTTCAGTAGTAATACCTGGAGTATATGCATTCACTGATGGAGCTGCGGCACCATGGTTTGCACCTGCTGGTTTAACTAGAGGTGGTATTTCAGACGTAATCCAAGCTGAAAGAAAATTAACTAGAACTCAAAGAGATACTCTTTACAAGTCTAACATTAACCCAATTGCTACTTTCCCTGGAGCTGGTATATCAGTATTCGGTCAGAAAACATTGCAAAAGAAGTCAAGTGCTTTAGACAGAGTAAATGTAAGAAGATTATTAATCGCTCTGAAGAAGTTTATAGGAGACGTTTCAAGAACTTTAGTATTCGAACAAAATACTACAGCTACAAGAAACAATTTCTTAGCTCAAGTAAATCCTTACTTAGAATCTGTAGTACAGAGACAAGGTCTATTTGCTTTCAGAGTAGTAATGGATGAAACAAACAACTCAGCAGACGTAATAGATAGAAACCAATTAATAGGACAGATATTTATTCAGCCAGCTAAAACAGTAGAATTCATAGTATTAGACTTTACTGTTGAGCCAACTGGAGCGTCTTTTGGAGGATAATTTAAAAGTAAGATATTTATAATAAATAATTAAAACAAAATGGCAGTATTAGATCCAAATGAAATAATGTTCAGAGCCTTCGAACCTAAGGTTCAAAATAGGTTCATTATGTATATCGATGCTATTCCTTCTTTCATGGTTAAGAACGTTTCAGCTCCTAGCTTTACTGATGAGGAAGTGAAACTAGATCACATCAACTCATATAGAAAAATTAGAGGAAAGAGAAATTGGGAAAATATGGATTTAACACTCTATGATCCTGTAACTCCTTCTGGTGCACAAGCTGTAATGGATTGGGCTAGACTTTCTTATGAGTCGGTAACTGGAAGAGCAGGATACAGCGATTTCTACAAAAAAGACTTAACACTAAATATTTTAGGACCTGTAGGAGATATCGTCTCTGAATGGGTAATCAAAGGTGCTTTTATAGTTAATATGTCACAAGGTTCGTTTGACTGGGCTACATCTGACGTAGCAGAATTAACTATATCAGTAGCAATGGACTATTGTGTATTGAATTACTAATATTTAGTTAAAATACTTATTGACTTAGAACCCGGAATTATCCGGGTTTTTTGTTGGTCCTAAAAAATATTCTTCGTATATTTATATATAAACTAGTTTTAAATTAATAAAATTTATGGAAAGTAATAACAAATTCCCAACAGAAGTTATTGATTTACCTTCAAAAGGATTACTTTACTCTAAAGATTCACCTCTATCATCCGGAAAAATAGAGATGAAATATATGACTGCTAAAGAAGAAGATATTCTTACTAATCAGAATTATATAGCTAAAGGTACTGTAATCGACAAACTTCTACAATCTCTTATAGTTGATAAAAAAATTAGCTATAATGATTTATTAGTAGGAGATAAAAATGCTTTACTTATAGCTGCACGTGTTTTAGGTTATGGTAAAGATTATACATTTGATTATGCAGGTGAAAAAGTAACATTAGATTTATCACTATTAAATGCTAAAGAAGTAGATGAAAGTAATTTTGCCGATGGTAAAAATGAATTTTCTTTTACCTTACCAGCATCAGGAGCTAATATAACTTTTAAATTATTAACTCATAGTGACGAAACTAAAATAACTAAAGAGATAGAAGGTCTTAAAAGAATAAATAAAGACGTTTCTCCTGAATTATCTACAAGATTAAAATATATGATTACATCTGTAGATGGTGATTCAGATACTAAAACAATTCGTGAATTCGTGGATAATAGATTCTTAGCTAGAGACTCAAGAGCATTTCGGACATATGTTTCTGAGATCCAGCCGGACATAGATCTAACATTCTATCCCGACAATGGTCCGGAGAAGGGGGTGACTATCCCTCTGGGAGTAAACTTTCTTTGGCCTGACGCCACAGTATAGAGCAAGTTTGTTCAATCAGATCCATGAGATAGTTTTTCATGGTAAAGGAGGCTTTGATTACCATACTGTATATAATTTTCCTATATGGTTACGTAATTATACCTTTCAAAAAATGAATGAACATTACGAAGAAGAATCTAAGGCTTATAAGAAAGCATCCGGTAAAAGTACTTCACCAGGAAGTATACCAAAAGGTCCTGCAATAAGGAAACCTAACTATAGTACGAAGGCTCGCAAATAAGCGAGCTTTTGCTATTTATACTATATAGCAATACGTATGGCTACTAATCAAGATAAAGAAAACGAAAAGGAAATTACCAGACAAAAAGCTGAGCAAGATAAGCTCAACAAGGAAGCTGTTAGGGATACTAAAAAGATTTCTGATAATACTAAGGATACAGGTAATAACTATAAAGTTATTAATAATGAATTCCAAAGTTATGCAGACGCTATTCGTGCAGCTAATGTAGAAATACAAGGTTCTAATAAATCATTAAATGATGCTAAAAAAGCATATAATGATCTTACTTCACTTGCAACCCAATTAGCCAGAAACCAACAAGATTTAGGTGATTTATCTAAAAAAGAATTAAATGATATAATAGAGAAATCTAAAGCAAGACGTGCTGATATCAAAGATGCTGCTATGGGTATGCAGCAAGAACTGGCATCACTTAAAAAGAAAATTGACGATGGTGGTAAATTAACCAAAGTTGAACAAACCAGGAAAGATCAAATATTAGCTTTATTAAAAGCTACAGGTGAAAGTTTAGAATTAGAAGAAAGTATTACTAAAGAAGCTGAAGAACAGCTTAAACTTGAAGAAAAAATATCTGAAAAAGCAGGTTTAACAGGAGATATTCTCAAATCTGCTCAAGGAGTTCTTCAAAAAATGGGATTCGAATCCAAGATAGTTGGAGATGCAATCGCTAACGCAAACGCTGAAATGCGTAAAATGGTTCTTGAAGCTGAAAAGAATGGAACTGAAATAAGTAAAGCTGACGTAATGTTTAAAGGACTTGGTACTACTGTATCAGGTTTAAGTAAAGCATTAATGGATCCTCTAGCAATAATTGGTTTTTTCGTTGCTGCTATTGGTAAAGCTGATAAAAGAATTACAGGTTTACAGAAAAGACTTGGTTTAAGTAGAGATGCTGCGAGAGGTATTAACATGGAGATGGCAGGAGTTGCTGCTGCTTCCGGTAATGCGTTTATTACTTCAGATAGATTATTAAAGACTTTTAGTGCTCTTACAGACGAAATCGGAATGTCAGCAAGAGTATTTAGTAATGATGCTCTTAAGTCAGCTACTATATTAACTGAAAAACTTCATATGTCTGCAGGTGAAGCTAGAGTATTAACTCAAGCAATGCAAGCTAATGGACAAGCATCTGAAGCTACATTATCATCCGTAGGAGATCAAGTTACTGAGTTTAATAAGCAGAATAAAACTATGTTTAGCACAAAGGATATTTTATCCGATGTAGCTAACGTCTCTAAAGCAACTTTATTAACTAATAAGAGTAATGTTAATGCATTAGCAGCCGCTGCAACAGAAGCAAGGAAATTAGGGATGAACCTAAATCAAGTAGAAGCTATTGGTGAATCATTATTAGATTTTGAATCTTCTATAGCAGCTGAAATGGAAGCTCAATTAATGTTAGGTAAAAATATTAATTTGAGTAAAGCTAGAGAAGCAGCATTGACAGGTGATACCGAAACTCTTACTAAAGAAATAGGTAAACAAGAAGCTATATTCCAAGCATTTAGAAGCGGTAACGTATTACAGCAACAAGCAGCTGCAAAAGCTCTTGGTATGAGCAGAGAAGAATTAGCTGGAATGGTTCATCAACAAGAATTAGTTAAATTAGGAGCTGAAGGATTTAAAGACGCATATGGAGAATCAGCTTACGAACAGTTACAGGCTCAAACAGCTCAAGATAAATTTAATGATATACTAAACAAAACGATGGGCTTGATAGCCGATTTAGTTACACCTTTTATGCCTTTAGTAGATATTATTACTAAAATTCTTAAAATTCCTTTCTTACCTCAATTTTTAGCTATAGGAGTAGCTATAAAAGCAGTAGGAGGTAATCTTACCGGGGTAGTGGGTGGAATAGGAAAGATGAGTAAAGGGTTACTGAATGCTGCTAAAAATTCTAAAGGTCTTCTTAAGAATATGGTAGAAATGGCTAAAAATAAATTGATGGGTGAAAAAATCGGCGGTCAATTTATAAAAGGTGGAGGTAGAGCACCAGCAGGAGCTAGAGCAGGTATTACAGGTAAAGGAGGATTATTAGGAGGATTAAAAGAAAAAATTACCCCAGGTAAAGAATCGAAACTACCTTCGATGGATAAAACTAAAGACATTACTAAAAATACTAAAGGTGTTTCTCCTAAATTAGGAAAGAGTATCAAAGAATTTTTAACAGGGTTAGGTGATGGATTAGCTCATATTGGTGGAAAATTTGGAAAAGTAGTTGCAGGTGGAATTGCACTTGGTATAGCCGGTGCTGCATTAGGAGGAGGTTTTGCTGTAGCATTAAAACTATTACCAGATGTTGATCCAGCAACAATATTAGCATTTGCAGGAGGATTATCAGCATTAGGATTTTCTTTAGCGGCAGTAGGTAAAGTAGCTTCAGGAGCTATAAAAGGAGCATTAGCATTATCTATAATGTCAATTGGATTAATTCCAGCGGCATATGCATTCTCTCTTTTAGCAGGAGTTGATCCAGGTGCTATAATAGCTTTCGCTTTAGCATTACCTATCTTAGGTTTATCAATATTAGGTTTAGGAGCAGTAGTAGCTGGCCCTGGTTTAATACTATTTGGAGCTGGAATTGCGGGGTTACTTGCCTTAGGTGCAGCTGTTATACCTTTAGCAGCAGCATTCGCTCAATTAAAAAATGTAGATATTGAAGGTTCAATAGGAGGAATATTATCATTAGGAAGTGCAGCAGCAAGTATGATAGCGGCAGGAGCAGGATTAGCAGCGTTAGGAGGAGGATTAATGGCATTAAGTGTGGGAGCATTATTCTCAGGACCTGGTCTTGGTATGTTAAAGGAATTAGGTTCTATTGGTGGTAGTCTTCAAGCAGCAGGTGCCGGAGTAAGAGCATTAGCAGAAAATATAGGGCTTTTAAAAGATAATCTTAATGAACTAGAGGTAGAAAAATTAAATGAATTACAAGGGTTAATAACTACAGCAGCAATAGCAGCACCTATGTTAGCATTAGCTGGAGGTTTAGGACAAATGGTAGCAGGTATTACAGGAGGTCAATCAGGAGGTAATGATGCTGTAGCAGCTAAGTTAGATGAATTAATAGCGGTTGTTAAAGAAGGTGGTGATGTATTTATTGACGGTAGTAAAGCAGGTAATGCATTAGTATTAGCTTCAAGTAAAAGTTCATAAGCTATTTATAATAAACTAAATTTAAATTTTTTAATCATGGGAATATTAGATAAATTACAAAAAGGAGTAAGTGCTTTAGGTTTATCTGGTTTGACACCAGAAAACAGAGCAGGTGCTAGTTCAGAATCACAACTACATGCTCAAGGTAGTAAACCTACTATTATGAAAGGAGAGCATTCAGTATTTGATTTAGACGGTGCAACTCCTGAAAAGTATCAGAATCCAGAAAAGTAATAATACATTATGCCGCAGGGGCCTTTAATATCTTTAACTAGCGATTTACGCAGCCTGTCTAATACTGAATTCAATACTCAAGAACCTTTCGTTAAGAAGGGTCTACCTGAGTATAATGAAGATGGACCTCGCACAACTCAGTTAAATGCAAGAACTGATGATGTAAAGAGAATAACTAAGTTAATCACAAGTTCTAAACCTGGTAGAAAATTTACTACTAATTTAGGACTTTTAACAGCAACTACTCAGCAAGGTGATCTTTTAAAGAAAGCATTAGGTACGGTTGGTAATACTGCTAAAGTCATAGGAGCTACTTTAGCTCAAGTTCCAGTAAATGGTACTGGGACCCACTTAATCTATGGCTTTAATGGATTTACCTACCTTAAAAACCCTACAGATGGTGATGCTGATGGAGGTAACTTTAAAAAGTTTATGAAGAATAACCTCGGTATAGGAGATACTGGGGGTATCAAAGGAGCAGGAAATGCAATCAACGGTAAACCTATTGGTAATACTAACGAAGAATACGATGGGCTAGGAGGTTCTAATACTTTTAAACCATCAGCCGCTTCCTTATTTTATGACGGTAAAAATCTAACTGTTAGTAGCAAGTTTGATTTAAGACCAGGTAATGATCAGTTTGGGGGTGCAGTTGGTGCTACAGCACTTGGAAAAGAACTTATAAGCGGTATAGGACAAGGAGCTAAAGCTATTGGTAAATTTTTAGGGATAGGAAAAGATAAAACTAATGTTGTAGGAAGCTCTGACGCAGATGGAGGAGATAAAACAACTGGAGTTGAAGGATATACAGGTATAAGTGATGTATATGCTAAAATTAAATCAACAACAGTTAAAAGAAGTGACAAAGGTTCTAAAAATTATAGTTTAAGTAAATTAAATAATCCTCAGTTAAGTAACGAAGAGTTTGTACCAGGAGGAAGTGCAGCAACTCTTATTAATAAAGATAGGAAAGATTTAAGTAATGAAGTTGAATTAGTAAAGAAAAAAGACGCTCCTGAAACAAGTCCTAGACCAGGTCAATACGGGGCAGGAATGGCTGCTTTGGCAATGGCTGCTGCTGAAACAGCATCTCAATTAGAACCTAATACTTATACTAAACAAGATGGAAGATCTTTAGTTAAACAAGCACAAGATTTTGACGGAAAAAAGAGAGCTAAAAATGAAGAAGCTGCAGCACAAGGAACAACATCTGAATCAGAAGAAAGTGATACTATACCTACTGGTAATTTAATACCTACAAAAAATACTCCTACTATAGATGGTAGAACTAATGAAAAAATAAATACAGAATTAGCAGAACATCCTGAGAGTAGATTAAAAGAAGGAACTAAAAAGTTTCAAGAAAAAAATCTACAAGATGAAGAAGGAAATGAAAAGACTAAATACTTAAATAAAAATGCTTTAGATGATAGAAAAGATCCTAATAGCTTTATAAGTATAACTGACGAAAATGTACCTGATGATAAAAGACAAATACCTAGACCTGAAACAGATGGTACTTTCACATATGATGCAAATAACCGTTTACAAGGAGGTAAAGATATTTCTCTTTCTGTAGATGAACAAAAAAATATTAAATCTAATTTTACTCCTAAAACTAAAGAACAAAGAGAAAAAGTAGCTAATTTTAAAACTGCATATGTACCTAAAGGTGGAAGTAAAAATTATATAACCGATCCTTTATTTATTCCTACTAAAAGGAAAATGCGAGATCAATCTACACCTAATGCTAACCCAGTAGATTATATAAATAAGTTAGCTGAATCTGCTTCTGAAAATGTAGAAGCAAAAAAATCTCAAATTATACCTTTTGAATTCAAAGTAATGGAAGGTGATGATACTAATAATTTTTTATACTTTAGAGCATTTTTAGATTCATTAAGTGATAACTATACAGGAGATTGGCAAGGTACTAAATATGTAGGTAGAGCCGAAGATGTTTATAATTATACTGGTTTTTCAAGAGATGTTTCTTTTGCATTTAAAATAGCTGCTTTATCTAAAGACGAATTAAAACCTTTATATAAAAAAATTAACTTATTAGCAGGTACTACTGCTCCTACTTATAATTCAAATGGAGCATTTATGAGAGGAACTTTAACTAGAATAACAATAGGTGATTATTTAAAAGAGACTAATGGGTTTATTAAATCAGTAGGTTTATCATGGGATGTAGCTTATCCTTGGGAAATAGATTTAGAAGATAGTGGTGAATTAAAAGTACCTCATATACTTAATGTAGATATTGCATTTACTCCTATTCATAACTTTGCACCTACTACAAGAGGAACATATATTGGATAATGGGAAGATATAGTAACATAGAAATAAAAAAAGATTTAAAAGGCAGAAGATATTATTTGAATTCTGTTTATCCTGATATACCGTTATCTGAAGACGATATATACGTTATTACAACAGGAGGAGACAGATATGATACTTTAGCTCAACAGTTTTACGGAGATAGTTCTTATTGGTGGATAATCGCCTCAGCAAATACTTCTAAAACCGACGGGCTTGTCTGTAAACCTGGGGTTCAGTTGAGAATACCAGATAATCCATTAAAGCATCAAACTGCTTATGAAGAACTAAATCGAACTAGGTAATGTCATCAATCGGAGGATCAATAAGTACTAACGTCACTGCTCAGTTAAGAGAAAGACAAAAGATTTTTGATAAAAAAACTAAAGATGAAAAAGATCTTAGATTTTTATCTTCGAAATCAGCATGGATATTAATGAGATCGAGTGTTGATACTATTTCAGAAACTGCATCTCTTCAAGCATTTACTAATACAGCTAATAGAAAAAGTAGCGGAGATAATTCTAATGCTAAAAATTATAAATTAGGTAACGCTCCTAATAGAGCAGGAGTTGGAGGAAATAATGCTTTATACTCTACTGATAGTCTGTACGGGTATAGACCTAAACCAGGTATAACTAGTTTATCAGTACAATCAAAAAATACTTTTGGTACTTTACTTGAAGCAGTAGTAAAATTTAAAGTATTTTCTATAGATGATTTCAATATAATTGAAAAACTTTATTTTAGACCAGGTTATAGTATGTTATTAGAGTGGGGTAATAGTGTGTACGTTGACAATGGCGGAAATATTCAATATGCTTCAGCGGCTAATGCTATTAGTGATACTGTTTTCTTTAGTCCAAAATCTTTTAATAAAATGGACGAGTTAGTCCAACAAAAACGATTACAGTTTGACGGTAACTATGATGGAATGTTTGGTTATGTAGTTAATTTTGATTGGAATTTTAATAATGACGGTTCCTATGACTGTAGTGTAAAGATACTATCTAGAGGTTCAGTATTGGAAGGACTTAAGGGTGCTAAAATGACTGATATTATTCCTTCGTCTGAAATTAAATCTGATGAAAAAGAAGATGAAGTAGAAGAAGAAACTAAATCACTTTTTCATTATATAGTTGAAAGAGGTACTGATAACTTAAATAATTACGGAGGAGCTAAAGTAAAGAGTTTAAAAGAAGCTTTAAGAGGAAATGATGCAAATACTGTCGCAAATAAATTAAGGGGAGATGTAGATATTTTTATGATGCATCAAGAAGATAAAGAAGGAGCTGAAATAGATATATTTTTCATGCCTTTAAGAGGTTTATTAATGATTTATAATTCATTTATAGCATTATCTAACCCAGGAAAATCTGCAGATGCTTTATTTGTTACTAGAGGAGTTAACAATAAACATTCTATGTCTGATGTTTCTTTTTCAATCGACCCTTCTATATGTGTATTACCTTACCCTCCTTCTAGCAATCCTGATTTTAAAGAATGTAAATTAAGACCTAAAAAAATGAAAGACCTTCATAGTAGGATGCAAGGTTATGTAGGAGGAAAATCAAAAAATGTATTAGATATAATGGTCTGTAGCACTACTATAAAAGCAGTAGCCGAGCAATTTATGGTTGGTGATATAAATGAAAATAAAGGAATGATGGACTTTATACAAGGTATACTTGGCCAGATTAATGAAGCATTAGGAGGAGTTCCTGAATTAGATGTTGCTTATCACCATGAAGGAGATTATAAAGGTAAGTTTACTATAGTTGATAGAAATGGTCAAAAGGCTAAAAATCCTGCCCAGATAGATGTATTTGGATTAAGTTCTACTGTTTTCGGTCTCAATGTAAGTAGTAAGATTAGCTCTAATATAGCAAATCAAGTAGCTATAGCAGCTCAAAGTACAAAGTCTGCAACTTCTCAGGAAGATTTATCCGTAATGATGAATTGGAATAGAGGAGCTATAGATAGACATATGCCTATCAAAGAACAAGGAGAAGCTAAAACCCCTGATGATACTAATTCGGCAGCTAAAGCAGCAGATAGAAGGAAAAAATTTGTAGAAGGCTTTGAAGAAGTATATGATAATTTTAATAATAAAGGAAATAAAAACTTTGACCCAGCTTTTTTAACTAAGTTTAGAGCAGATGCAACAGCTGAACTAGTAAAATATAAAGCTACTAAATCTAAATCTGATCCTACTTTAGGAGTAGTACCAGTAGAATTAAGTATGGATTTAGACGGTATACAAGGATTTGTAATAGGAAGTAGTTTTAAAATAAATAAAGGAATACTACCTTCAAAGTATGATCGATTTGGCTTTATAATTACAGGAGTTAGTCACGAGATAGGAACAGATATGAAATGGAAAACTAGTGTAGGAACTCAATTTTATCCTTTAAAAAACGCAACATAAAAAATGTATTTACCTAAATTTAAATTTTTAAAAGACGTAGCAAAACCAGGAGCATTCTCTCTACCCGGAGGAGGAAGCTTTGCTGGTGGTATAATAAAAGACTTTTTAGGAAGAGCATTCAAAGGTAGTTCTCCTGCAGGTTTAGATGCAGAAAAAGATCAATTAATAGATTTAGGTACTGCAACTCCAGCAGATAAACAATTTGTTAATCAACTTAATCCTCCTAATTCTAAAGATTATGCAAAAGGTTCTTTTCCAAGATTTTTCATTAAAGATTCTCGAAATGAAAAAATAATAGAAGTTAAAAAAGATAGTTATAGAGCTGAAAAAGACGCAGATAAATTATATAGAAGAGTTTTAAGAATAGAATGGTATGTAACTGGACCTAAGAAAGATCAATTAATAAATGGGTACTTACATCCTGGTACTGAATCTAAAAATCAAGATGTAATAAATCAAGCTGAACAAATATTACCAGGTATTGGAGCTCAGATATTAAAAGATCCTGGTCAGTTTGTTTTATCTGATAGTGAAATATCTCAGTTACCTAAACCTAAAAGACCTAAAGTTAGAGAAAACCTATTTACTAACGGTAAAGAATTTGTTAATAAAAGAACAGGACAAGAATACGTAGGTCCTTACCATATACATCCTTCAGAAGGAGCTATGGTTGGTGCAGTACATGTAGCTAAAAAACATGATAAGTTAGTACCTTTTCCAGAAATGTTTAAAGGTCCTAAATCTATCTTACCCCCTATACTTAAACCTCAACCTGAAGAAGAGTTTACATTTGATCCTAAACCTCCTAGAAAGTCTCCTATCAAAGAAGAAGATATTATAGATGCTAAACAGAAGAAAAAAATGGATGAAGCTAAAGCAGCATCTGAAGAAAAAGAAAGGTACGAAGAAGAACAAAAAGAAACTATCGAACAATTACAAGAAGATAGAGATACTGATAGACAAAGAATAGCAGCATTAGAAAGACAAGTAGCTCAATTAGGAGCATCAGGAGGGGGAAGTGGTAGAAACCGAGGTTCTTCTTATTAAAGTTGTTTCTTAAAATTATTTTTTATATATTAGTAAAAAGGTTGTTATTAAATGTTTTATATAGTTGAATCTGATAATCAGATAGAGAAACTAAAAAGTTATGGTAAAAAAGGTTACGTAGAAGTTATTTCTAATAACGATAACATTCATCCTAAACTTTCTACTACTGTTGCTCTATATATTAGACCTTTAGAATCTAATAAAGGTTACATTATTCCTGTGGAACACGACGAAGGTATTAATATTTCAAAAAACCGTGTCTCCCAAGTTCTAGATACATTCGATACACTTTATACATTAAATAGAAAAGACTTTATATACCACTTTAATACCCGTGGATTAATTGATATTTCATTACTATATTCTATGATAGAGTATGATAGATTGGATATTTTTCATAGTAATAAGACTTATAACTATTTTTATAGTAAAAATTCTAATTTTAAAGATATCAATAAACTTATACCTTTATCGAAACATCATGAAAAATGCGAAGAAAATTTTAGTAAAATAAAAGATATTTTAGAAAAAGATATACCAAAAGGGTTCGATTTTTATAATGAAACTTGCAGTAATGTATTTTATTTAATTGAGCAGCAAGGATTAGGTATTTTTTATAATGCTTTTAACGAATTATTTAAACCAAAGAATCCTTTATATAATATTTATAACAATACAGTATTAACATCATATAATTTATACAATGCAACGTCTAGACCTACTAATGCTCATAATAGCATTAATTTCGCTGCTATTCCTAAATCTGAGAAACATCGAAAGTGTTTCAAACCTCAAAACGACAAGTTTGTTGAGTTTGATTTTGACGGTTATCACTTGCGTTTACTTTGTGATCAAATTAACTATAAGTTAAATGAGGAATCAGCTCATAAACAGCTTGCGAAATTATACTTTAATAAAGAAGAAATAACTGAAGATGAATATTCTGAAGCAAAACAGTTAAATTTCCAAGCAATCTATGGAAAAATACCAAAAAAACATAAAAATTTAGAGATTTTTAAATTAATACAAGAGTATATTGATAATATGTGGAAAATATACCAAGATACCGGTGAGGTATGTAATCCGCAATCAGATAAACCTTTTACTAGTAAACTTAAAAGGATGAATCCTGCTAAATTAATGAATTATATGATGCAATCATTAGAAACATCTAATAATGTTTTAATTTTAAAGGATGTATTAAGATATTTGAAAGATAAGAAGACTAAGATAGCTTTATACACGTATGATGCTATATTATTTGACTTTTCAAAAGAAGACGGTAAACAAACTTTACTAGATATTGAGAGAATTATGAGCAGAGATAATAAATATCCTGTTAAATTTAAATTCTCACAAAATCTAGTTTTATAAATTAATTAAATATTTATTTAAAATGGAATTAGTTACGGAAAAAGTAAACTTCGAGTACGATCTCGATAGAATTACTATAAACGACGATATGAGTAATAAACTATTCTGCACTTTCTCAACTGAATCTGACTTAGATAACACTCTACAGGTCATACAGAGTAAGTACAATATAATCTACAACAAAATTTTTGTCTTATATGCAAAGAGTCAAGACGAATATATTTGTACGTATAATGTAGATTTCGGTAATGTATCAAACTTTTTGGAAAATACTATTTTAGTACATAGAAAAAAAGAATCTAATACATTATATACTATCAATGCATTAAATACAGTTATAAAAGAATTGAACGGTGGAGTATTAGATACTTCATATAAGATCAATTGGAGTGATTACAGAAATTGTATATTACTTACTAAGGGTTCTGAATTAAAAAGAATTAATACCAAACTTTTTCGTATAATAGAGTTGGATAATTAATTTTTTTTTCCTATATTATTATTAATAAGTTATAAAATAAAAAAAAGTTATACTATGGACTTAAACGCAATTAAAGAAAAGCTTAATGCTTTAAACAACGACAGTAATTCTCAAAGAGAGAAAACTGACTATTCCAAGATATTTTGGAAACCTGAACTTGGTAAACAAGTAATTAGAATCGTTCCTTCTGTTTTCGATCCTGCATTTCCTTTTAAAGAGTTAAAGTTTCACTACGGTGTTGGAAAATACCCTATGGTCGCTTTATCTAATTTCGGTAAGCAAGATCCAGTAGAAGAGTTCGTAAAAGAGTTAAAGAAGACATCTGATAAAGATAATTGGTCTTTAGCTGGTAAATTAACACCGAAAACTAGAATATTCGCTCCAGTAGTAGTAAGAGGTCAAGAAGACCAGGGAGTAAGATTATGGGGATTCGGTATTACTATTTATAAAGCTTTATTAGCTTTAGCTGAAGATGAAGATGTTGGAGATTTTACAGACGTAATGAATGGTTGGGATATGGTAGTAGAGCAAAGACAAGGTAATCCTTACCCTGAAACTAGTGTAAGAATTAAACCTAAACAGACTCCATTATCCGATAATAATGATTTAGTAGATACTTGGTTAAAAACTCAACCGAATCCTACTGAAGTATTTACTCAATATGATTACGACTTCATTAAGAAGCAATTACAATCTTATTTAAACCCTGGAGCTGAAGAGTCTACTGAGACTACTTCAACACAGCCAGAAAGCTCAAATAAAGCATCAGGCTTTACTTTAGAGACAGCTACTGCTGGCAATCAAACTAAAGTAGAAAAATTTGATGATTTATTTAACGAGTAATTATGGCAAAAAAGAAGACTATTGCAGCAGCTACTAAAGCTGTCAAGGCGAATTTTGATTTAGGTAAATTTAAAAAGAAGAAAGGTTTTTCCAATGCTTCCGTAAAGTTCAAGGAGCAAGGATGGATACCATTATCTAAAGCCTTTCAGGATATTACATCCTTACCCGGCATACCTACCGGACACATCACTCTATTGCGTGGACATAGTGATACGGGCAAAACAACTGCCCTAATTGAAGCAGCGGTGAGTGCTCAGAAAATGGGCATTCTCCCAGTCTTCATTATCACTGAGATGAAATGGTCTTGGGACCATGCTAAAGAGATGGGATTAGATATCACTGAAATAACTGATGAATCTGGAGATATAACAGATTATGATGGATTTTTCTTATATGCTGATAGAGGTACATTAAATACTATAGAAGATGTAGCAGCTTATATGGCTGACTTAATGGACGAGCAGACTAAAGGAAACTTACCTCATGATATGGTATTTTTATGGGATTCAGTTGGATCAGTACCTTGTGATTTATCTGTAAGATCTAATAAGAATAATAATGAGTGGAATGCAGGAGCTATGTCTACTCAGTTTGGTAATAATCTTAATCAAAAGATTTTATTATCTAGAAAATTAGGTAATCCGTATACTAATACATTAGTAGCGATTAATAAAGTATGGACTCAGAAACCTGAATCTCCTATGGGTATGCCGAAACTACAAAATAAAGGTGGTATGTCTATGTGGTATGATGCTACGTTAGTAGTTACTTTTGGTAATATTACTAATCCGGGTACTTCTAAAATAAAAGCTATTAAGAATGGATTACAAGTAGAGTTTGCTAAAAGAACTAACGTACAGATAGAAAAGAATCATATAGGCGGTGTTCAATCTAGAGGAAGAGTTGTAATGACTCAACATGGATTTATTCCAGATGATAAACGAGCTATAGATAAGTATAAAGATCAGTATAAAGATCACTGGTTAAAACTTGTTGGTAGTTTAGATTTTGATTTGATTGAAGAAGGAGATCTAGAAGAAGAAAACATAACACCGAATCTATTAGATTAATGAGTAAATCGTACGATAATATCTTATCTAACCTTAAAGAAACCCCACCCCGTGAGCTAAACGACCATATCTTGGTTGTGGATGCTATGAATACTTTTATTCGTAGTTTCTCTATGCTCAAAGCAATGAATCCGCAAGGTCACCATATCGGAGGCCTTGTTGGCTTCTTGCGTTCTTTAGGTTATGTAACTCGTATATTTGAACCTACGAGAATATTATGCGTATTTGATGGTAAAGGATCTTCTGTAAATAGAAAAAATATAGATCCTAATTATAAAGCTCATCGGACTAATACTAGAATAACTAATTGGGGTATGTTTGATAGTAAAGCCGAAGAGTATGAATCATTAGCAGCACAAGTAGATAGATTAAAAGACTATTTAGATTGCTTACCAGTGCATTCATTAGAAATGGAAAAATTAGAAGCCGATGATATTATTGCATATATGGCATTACAAGCTTCTAAATCTAATAAAAAAATTACTATAGTATCGTCTGATAAAGACTTTTTACAATTAGTAAATAAAAATGTTGAAGTTTATTCTCCTATAAAGAAAACTGTAATAAATACTGATAATATAAAAGATCATATTGGAGTATTACCTGAAAATTATAGTATAGTAAAAGCACTATTAGGAGATAATTCGGACGGGCTGAGTGGAGTTAAAGGATTAGGTCTTA